ATAATTCAATGTGGTTATTATACAGCACAATCAACTATATTGCAATACGGCTAAAGCCTAAAAGCGTCTAACCCCACGACTAAAGTCACGGGGCTTGCGACGGGCTAAAGCCCCAAGAGGTCAACAATATGTCAACAACTTGGGGACATTCCTACAAAAATAAGACGTTCCACTCATACGGCACACCCCCCACTCTCTTGCTGTACGGTTACAGGACGGCAAGGGGTAGCAAGCTAAAACGCTTGCACCTCATACGCCGGAGGGGCTTGTGTATCGCGCTCACACGGCAAGCTGCACCTAGCGTCATGGGGTGCTGTGCAATGTCACGTTCCGATTGATACTGACGGCACATCAAAGCAGTGTTCGCTGTAATGTCATGAGAATACGCCTTCTCGCCTACCGCAAGCAATAAAGTCTATGACACGCGAATAGACAAGGCTACACCCCCACAAGTCGTGACGCTCCACAGCCGCTAAAGCGGCGTGGCTTCCAGTCCAACGCATGTCATGGTGTTTCGCTTTTTTGGAAGTGAGGGTCGTATCGTTGGATACCGTAAAAGCGAGACGTTCTATATAGTGTGGGTAGATTGTAGCTTTACCCTCTATGATCATAAGTAAGACACCCCTTCTTCAGGGGTGTTTTTGTTCTCACTTACAACAGCTACAAAGGAAAATCTTCCTCTTGTCCGTCGTCCGGCTCTTCGTCGGCAAAGGGAATCTCTTCCTCTTCTTCTGGTAAAGGCGCACCATGTTCTGGGTTCAGTAGTTCGGTGACCTTGTACAGCTTTTCAGCCGTCACCGAACCTACTACAAAGAAGCCTTCACGACCCGGCACCCCTGCAATGACACTGTAGGGGCGAGTTACTTCATTCCCGTCAATGTCCAGTTCGGGGTGCTTAGTAATCAAGCCCTCCGCCGTAATGCGTCCCACTTTTTTCATTGCGTCCATTAGGCAGCTGCCTCGAAGTCAGTTTCGGATAAGATACCCACACGATCCGCCAATGCGCCTGCTGCCGTCAGCGTTGCAAGTCCTGCTAACGTTGCGGAGGCGAGTGCGGTCTTTGTGCCATTCTTTACCATTTCGTTGGCAGCCGAACCCAACGTTATGACAGTGGACGTGGGCTTGTAGGGAAGTTGAATGGCGGTTCCGGCTGCCGACATAAGGGCAGTGGTCAGCGCCAACGGCTTCGACGTAACAATCGCTTCCATAAGGGTCTTGCCCTTTGCCACACCCGTTGCTCCTGCGGACAGCGCCAAGCCGTGTGGCTCGTATGCCATGAGTGAGGGGGCGACGGTGTAAGAGACTGGACCTTCTGCCTGGAAGGACATAGCCGCAAAGCCCGGCTGAATCTGGCAGCGACCAATAAGATAGTTGATCCACAATTTTTCACCGTCGCTGCCTGCGTCAGTAGAAACAAACTGCGTGGATAACAGCAAGCCGCACTGAGGCAAGTCCGCTTTGTTGATATTGTCGCTAAAGCGATTCCAGCGTGAGTTGGTTGTGCTGTCAAGCGCGGAGTCCGTCGCCATTGCGTGAAACTCTGCATTGAGATCGCCCAACGTCAAAGGAAAATTGCCGAAGTCGGACGGACCAAACATGATCGAACCGAACACCTTATCGCCACCCGTCAACTGACGAATGACACGCGCCGGAGTCGGCACGTTCGCCGCTTGCGCGTATTGCAGCAACAACGGAGCCATAATCAGCGACGCCGTTGGCGCGGCTGCAAGCGCCGCATCTGCTGCTTCCTTGCCGAGCTTGCCGTAGGCAAACCCGTTACCACCCACGCGCCAAGCCTGCACATATTGCAGACCGACGACGTAACCACTTTTACTAGCCATTGAGCGATTCCTTTCCGGCTGTCATAACGATATTTAGCACGAGATCAAGTGCAACCACGTCCTCGCCGTTGGGAGCAGGGACTTTGATTAAGCCGCTGTCCTCAACAATGGGCGCAGTGCCTTGACCCGGCACAATCCCCACGCAATAGCGCAATGGGGGAAGGTGTGTTGTTTGGAGTTCGCGGTGCAGGAAGTAGTAAGCATGGGCGCGTGTAAACCAGTGCGTTCCCTTGCGATACAACTCACTGTCGGAATCCAAATCACTAGACCCCTCCTGAATGGGAGCGATCACGATACGCTGCACATACTGACGCGGCACAACCAAGCGCCCGGCATTCGGGTTCTGCGCCGCAAACGTGCCTCTATAGAAGTGATAGGCACAGGGCATAGCGTCCGCGACAATGGCGCTCGACGGCGGCATTGCCCACGCTTGCTTGAGTCCCATGTCCAGCGCACACTCGGCTAGGCGCTCCATAACCAACTCTTCAAACGATAAGCCGCTGTATAGCCAGTTGCTCATGGGGTGACTCCCATAAAGCGCACTGACTTACGGAGTTGCTCGATCATTGCTTGCAAGTCTTTGGGCATAACCGTAAAGTCTGCCGGAACGGTGATCTCCCCCATTTGCACCAAGCCAAACAGAGGGTTATCCCCTAGCTTGTCATACCAGCGCACCATGCGTTTGATCGCACGTTGCACGAGGGTATCGGGCTGAAACAGGTAGATTGCTGTGCCAGAATCGTGAGGCGTAGCCGAGCTGCCATTGTGCGCCCGTGAGACGGTCAATGTTCCTGTCACAACCGTCTCAATGAGCATGTACTCCTCACCTACCCGAATGACCTGCCCACGTTCCAGACCCACGGCATTGTTAATGCTAAGGGTCGCTTGAACCGCGTCCATTGCGCTGGTTAAAGTTTTGAGGGTATTGACCCACCGTCCGCCGTAACCCCACACACCCCGAATGGCAATGGCGCGGCGAGCGTTTGTGCCGGGTTGCCAGAGCAGGGTTTGGTTGGTGATCTCAACGGACGAGTAGTGGGTGATCGGATTGTCCGGCAGTAACACGTAGTCATTTGTAGAAACGGTTACCCCGTCGCCATTGGTTACGCTGAGCAGCTGCTGACAATCCGCCCTCAACAGCAGTTCGCGCCCGTCAATGTCGCCCCCATGCTTTACTGACTTATAGTCATAGCGATAGGTAGCGATCACATGATCGAAGCGCCGATTGCACAGCGATTCCAACACCTTGCCGCACTCTTCGATCAACTCATAGACCCGTCCCTTAAAGGTGTCCGTGTCTAAACTGGTGCGAAGTTCGGCGGCGGCTTGCGCGAGGGTAATGTACTGCATTAAGGTTGGCTTTCCTTTACGGCTTGCAGTTCCAGCAACTTAATTAGGTCAAATTTCTTTGCCCCTGCTGGAATCTCAATGCCTTTTTCGGTCAGCAGTTCGGTCAACTCTTTCACGCTCATAGCGGAAAAGTCCGGCGTGTTATCGCTTTCCTCTTCCCCACTAGGTGGTGTTTCCAGCCACACGGCATGACCGTTGGCGACGAGGTACGCCGCATTCTCGACGTTGGCGCTGTCGTACACGCCTGCCACGAGCAAGGTATCAGCGTAGCGGTCCTGGTAGTTGTTGAACAATTCAAACTTTGCCATAGGGAATCCTCAGATAAATGTCACTTACAACTGTTGTAAGTGACATTTGAGTTCAATTTGTGTTAGATGGCGGAGAAGGCGACGGTAGCCGACGCGATCACCTGCAAGCGGTTGGCACTAACCACACGGGCGAGAACAAAGTCACTGGCGCTGTCGAGCGTCACGCGGTTATTCGTCCCGTCCCATGTGTAGCCTGCCGGCAGGGTCACGGTATGCGCCTGTGTGCCAATGGTGGAGCGAATGAGAAACTCGCTCCCCAGTTTCAGGTTGGCGAAGGTCGCCGCGATCACGCCCGTGTTGTTGGTCAAGTTGACCGTGCCGGACACGTTCGGGATTGCGCCGCTTGCAATGAGGGTGACGGTATCGGACAGTACGTCCGCGACCTCCTCCTGTTTAACGTTGGTTAGCTTACCCATGTCAAGCCTCCTTTATGGGGTGATCTTGACGTTGTAGGCAATCTTGGAAGCGTGACTATCACGGGCAACCAAGCCCCAACGCATGTGTGCGACCAACTTGTGACTGTCGCTCATAGGGTCGTAGGTCAGCGAGGTCTTGATACGACGCTTCCAACGAGCTGCCCAGCGGCTGGCAACAATCAGCGCCAAGCGTCCGCGTATGTTGTTTGCCGGAGTGGTGACGGCAACCTTGCCTGCGGTGTTCGCCAAGCCCATAAACGCAGATTCCATGAGCGCGATTTTCCAGATTGAGCTAATCGCACCTTCAAACAGCGTTGCGGCGCTGTCGGCGGTGTCACGAGTCTTGAAGCTGGAAATGTTGCTGCTGGCAATAGCAACGTCACTGTCTACCACGTAGAGCAGTTTCGAGCGATCTTGACGCAGTTTCACGGGCAACAACTGGAACAGGCGCAGGTACAGTTCTTCGTCAACCATGTTCAGCGCGTCCATACTGCCTGCCGTAAACGTGACCAACGGCAGCTTCAGCATACCATTGAGCAAGCTGTAAGCCGGACGGTTAGGCGCGGCGGCAGGTGTATCGTCAATGGCGTTGATATTGACGTTGGCACCTAGCGCGGTATCGCCGTTTAGCAAGATACTCTCGATTTGCTCCGGCGCAGTCACTTGGATTTTGCGCTGTGCTTCGGGGACGATTGAGATAATGCTGTCTTCATTGAGTTCTTCACTCATGAGAATGGCAACGCTCAACTTCGCTACGTTCAGCTTGACCTTTCCCGTACCCACTTTGGACGGGCTGAAGGTGGGGGTCACATTGCCGGAACTGGTATCGTAATTGCTGGCTTCGCCTGCAACGTACCATGTCGGGTCTGCGCCTTCGACTTGAATGTCTTCGCCTTCCCAGCCTTGCGGCAGTTCTTTATCGTCCAAGCCCTTGCTACGCAGCGCGTCATACAAAGGTGTTTGGTTACGAATGTCTTCCCACATGGACGTGCCGTGCAGGTCGTACACCCATTCGTCGCCGAAGCCCACCAGATCGGCTTGCATCACTTCGTCAGCACGAATGGTCAGGGTAGAGCGAACAGCAGGGTTGTCGGCGTAGCTTTTGCCTGCGTCACGGGCTGCCGTGGCACGGGTCGCCAATGCGCGGAACAATTCGTTGGAAGGGGTCAGTGTGCCTTCACGCGGTTTGGCGGAGCGCGTCAGCATGTACGCGAGTGCCAGTTCACTATCGTCAAGGTGGGCGTACTTGTCGGTCACGCGAATGTTGCGCGGCGGTGTGGCAGCGTTGCCGTTGCGAGCCGCCGGAACTTTGGCAGGTAATGCCGCGTCACGTTCATGCTGACGGTTGCGCTGGGCGCTACGACCATTGTTGACCAATGCGGCGAATGCAGCAATGAAGTCAGCGTTGGAATTGGCATCAGGCGCGTCGTCGGTGCGTTCTTCGGGCATTTCTTCGGCAGGAGGCGTTGCCGCTTCTTGCATAATTGCCATGATTTCTTCGGGGGTTATGCCGTCAGCTAAGAGGGTCGCCAGTGCGTCTTGTGTAGACAACTCCTGTCCTTCCGCGTTGAAAACGGCGCGAAAGTGGGTCAGTTCACGGAGTGCTACCGCACGAGTGATCTCTTGCCGAGCGGCGTTATAAAAACGCTGCATGGTAGAGTCCTTTTTCTCGTTGGGAAGGGTGCGCTGGCTGTGTGCTAAAGCATTCCGCTTCCCGGCACTCCGTATCAGCTGCACTACTGGCATCCTACTCTCAGCCGGTGAATCTGTCAAACTTAGCTCGGCTAGTAGCCAATCCACGAAACGTCCGTCCGTGTCAAAATTAACTAAGTGTTCGGCTGTGCCGGAGCTAGTGGCGTGTTTACCTTGTTGGATTTCCTTCAACACGCGGTTAAAGTGAGGACTACTACGATCTAGTAACCCGTTGAATCCAATGCCAAGATCGTCGAAAAAAACTTCGGTCACACTACCTACAACTGCCCGTGCAATCGTCGGGTCTTTACTGTGTTGATAGATCAGGGGAATGGGGAGGAAGTCTAAACCTAAGTTGGGAGGATTGGCGCGGTCTGCCCATGTCCCGTAAGAATCGGTTTGCTCAGGCGACCCCCACAGCATGATATAGCCTGTAATTTCGCCGAGTACGGTATTCGACAGCCGGACGGTGCGGCTTGGTGCGGTCAGTGGAGCGAGGCGCGGCATGTATTGTTCTCCCTATGGTAGCAGCCTCCCCACTGCACCCTGTAATCCATTACGTATAACGGCATTGTAATCGCGTATGGCAGTTGGATTTGTGACTGTCTCACGAAGCGGGGTCCATGTGCCGGCGTGGTAGTGCGACTGATCGCCCTCGTCACCAATAACCTTCTTGGCATAAGGGGTGTTCGTCCCAACCTCAATGACCCACAGATTGTTAGAGGGGTGCAGCACACGGCTCGTAATGGACTTGCCGAGCGTCCCTGTCCGCTTATAGGGGATACCGCCCTTCTCGCCTAACTTAATGACGAAGTAAGCCTGCTTGTCGCTTTTGAACTTAGAGAGGTAGGGTTTTGTGGGACGACCAAAGGCAGTCGTGCGCGTGTAAAACTTAGGCAGAGGCTTCCTGCTCGGCACAGGATACTCACGCGCTTTGCTCTCCGCGACCACGCCGACGGTTGACGCGATCTGGAAGAACAGCGCGTCACGTTGCGATTTGCTCAACACCGAGCGAAGGCGTTTGGTTAGTTCGCTAAACGCCTTATCACTTGCTTTGAAAATAATCAGCTTGTCGGTCATGCTGCCTCTAGGCTAAAGTCAATCTCCACAATCGGACGCATGAAGCAGCGACAACCGGGGTGTGCCGGAATGTTGAAGGTCTGCCCAGCAAACTTGGACGTGTCCACACCGCCGACGCTGCGCCCATCATGCACCCACCCCGTATCAAACGCGGCTTCCCTGCCCTGTAGGGGTCGGCAGATCGGACACACATGCTCGTCTTTCACAGTCTGGTACGCGGCACGTTGTACGCCCACATTGCGCCAACGCTCTTTCGCGCCCTCGTTGTAAACCCGTGTGGTCTCGGTCTGGGCAATCAGCCGCGCGCGAACAGGGTCATTGAAGACGGTGTTTAATTCTCTGGTTAGTTCCTCCAGTGTACCGCCGCGCTCCAACCACTCGCTGACTATGCGGCTTACCTCGTCTTGAGTCGTGCCGTCAATACGGCTAATCAGACTAAACGTATATTGCGTGGCAAAGCGAATCGCTTCCTCGCTTTGGAGTTTCCAATTCAACGAGAGATCAAGCTCGCGCAACGCCGAACGATAATCGGCACTGGCATTGTGGATCAGGCTTTCGTTTCCGGCTGCCATACCTGCCCAGATCAGTTTGAGCATTGCGCCGGGGTCGTCCGCCGTGCCGACCCATTCACGCACCAGATCGTCGTGCAAGGTTTGCAGGGTGAAGCTGATACTCAGGGCATTGGTCTCGGCGCTGACGGTTGGGGCAATGGTTTCCCATGCCTTCGCCATGTAGCCCTCTAACCATGCGTCACCAATCTCCGCTTGCAACTTGTCATACTCCGACCAGAAGGCTTCAAATTCTTCCGGCGTTGCAAACTGTTCGGGTTCTTCCAGCAGATTGTGAGGATTCAGAGTAGGGTTACGTGCCGCTTGTGCTAACTGGTCGCGCCGGACTTCCTCCCTAAACTCGCCACGTAATAAGCGTTTGGCTGTTGGGAACACGTCGGCAGGGGTCGCGCCCATACGCAGCGCCAAGTGGACGAAATCAGAGGTCGGGGTATCGGCAAGGCGTAGGGGCAGAAAGGGTTTCTTGCCCCTTGTGACGACGTGCTGCCAGTTCTTGAGTTCGGCTACTTCGTCCGGCGAAAAGCGTAACTCGTACTCGCCAACCACTTGATTGTTGTAGCGCACCTCTAGACAGTCCAGCACAATCGGATAGGCTTCACTCGCAATAGTTGGCGGTAGCTCCCCCTCATAGATTGCAAGCGGAATGATCGGCTGCCAGTCTTCCACATTTACGCCGATTCGTTCGCTGACTTGCGCTGAAAATTCGTACAAGCTCTCGCTGTTTGCCAGTGTCGCCACAATGTGATTATTGACACAATCAAACCGCGCAATGGACGTGTTGAACTTCTCAAGTTGCAAGTCTTCAAGCTGCGCCAATATGCCTTTCGCGTCGCCTAGTGTTGCGCCTTCTAAGGTGGCGAAGGTTACAAACCACTGATCGTCCGTCTCCCAGAAAGGGTTCGGCAACTCCTGCTCCGTGAGATAGGCAGACAGGGTACGACGGGCATAGCGCAGCATGGCGTTGTTCGCAAGCGACACACCCACTGTCACCCGACCTGCGGCGCGTGTGGGCGTGGCAGGCGCGGAAGTCGGCACGGGTGCAGGCAACACAGGAATCGCCTCGCGTACCCGACCCTCTACTTGCTCCAGTAGTTGGGTACTGTGCGCTTCTAACATAGAGCGTAGTGTGGTTTCCACGTCGGAGAGGGTGAAGGGGAACGAAGGCATGGCAGGAGCCGGCGCGGTTACGTTCTGCTCGGCAAGCTCTACCAGTTTGTTCAATGGCACAATGCCAATCGCCGTCTTGACCACACGCCCCATACCGAAGGGCATATCGGGTAAGCCGATTAAGCGCCGCACTTCGTCGAGGTAGGCAATGCCCGATTCCCACACGGAGAGCGCCGCTACAGGGTCACGCGATAAGTAGCCCTCCTCCACGTCAAGACCGACAAATTCGCGCCCCTCGTTGTAGGTCGCCATACCGCCGATAGTAACCGCTTGTGCCGTCTGCGCGTTTTCGAGGTTGGCATTGCTGAGTACCCCAATGCCTTTGCGGTTCACTTCCAAGCGGTAGTAACGCTTCTCGCGGAAGTCAGTGGCAAGCCACTGATCGTACAGCGTTTCGAGGATATGGTCGAGGCGTGGCAGCGCGACCCCTTCAATGTGACTGCGCTCAATCTGTCGGTAGGTGTTCTGTGCCGATAGTGCGTCGGCAGCCGTCGCCGCGCCGATCAACACAGGATTCACCTGCATAATCTTGCAAATATCTTCGGCGATCTCGCTGCTCACTTCGCCAATGGCAAGGTCTACCGGGTTCGGGGTGATCGGAATCCACTCCCAGTCTCCCCCCTGCACAAAGGTTTTGAAAGCGTTATCGCTGCCCTGAAATTGCTTCCAGTCCTGTTTCGCCCGCTTAATCTCGTCTTCGGTTTTCTTGCCCTTCGCAATCAGCATTCCGTCAGGACGCGCCATGTTGCGGAAGAAGGAGGCGCGGAACTTCTGAACACCCTGCTCTCCCAAAATGGGCGTAAGCGCCACTTCGACCCGGCTCTTGATCGTGAAGGACTGTGCCGGGAAGCAGACAATATCCTCTTGGGGAATTTCCTCTAACGCGCCGTCGTCACTTTGCACCCGATAGCGACAGCCTGCCGCGTCTTCAATCTTTTCCACTAGATCACAGTGCAACCATTGCAAGCCCGTTGGGTAGCCGGCTTTATTGCGCCACTTACGAACGTAGGCAACGTTGTAAATATTCAGGCTTGCGTCCACATACCAGATCACCGAAGACAGTAGCTTCATAGAGTTCATGATCGGGTTGAGGTCTGCCGCCTCGCCATTAGGTTCAACCACCATGAGGGGCAGCGACTTCACAGTATCGGCACGGTGAACCAAACACGCGAACGCGGTTGCGCTTGCCGTCGCTGCCTGAGTGAGGGCGCTCTCCTGCAACGCATAACCGTTCATGAGGGCGCGGAATTGTTGATCGAGGGTGCTGCGTGTGCCGGAGACTTCCGTCAGTTGATCGCCCGTTACCATAAAGACGGTGCGCGTCTCTGCCAACGCCATAAGTGCTTGTTCGTCTACCATACGCCCGTCCAACCTTTCCCGTTGCGTTTTGCGCCGGCGAGTGCGAGAACAAAACTATCTGCTGCGTCGTCTGCTAATCCTTGCGGCGCTCGTAGGGTGCTGCGCTCAATCGAGATTAGTTGGTCGTAGGTCTTGCGGCTGTGAATAATGGGAGTGCCGGCTTTCAAGAGGTCGCCGCCGTCGCTGTACATAATGTGCTTGCCTCGCGCACTGGACAGCCACCCCGTATTGTCGTCGTGTCCCGCCAACACTTGCAGCCCGCTATGCTCCTCCAACCACAACAGCACAGCATGACCGTGATTGTTGCGCTCAACCATAATCGAGGCTTGGTTGTAGTAGTCGCCAATCGTGTCGGCGTATCCGGCAAGCACGGCAAAGTGAATCTTGCCACTTAGGTGACAAACCTCTTCGAGCGTGTCCACGTCCAACACCGTGATACTGCTATCGTCGCTGGTATCCTTGCCCTCTGCTGGGTCAACGCCCAACACATAGGCTTTGCCCTTTGTCGGCGCGGCGTAAAGGTGTAGGTCACTAATGGCGGGTGCGTCGCTGAGTGGCAGCAGGTCACGTTTTTGGTAGCACTGCTCAACCCAACCGCTTTCGAGCAGCTTGTCGCTGGTACGTGCCGAGAGTGCTTGTGCGTCGGTTGCCGGGTACTGCTCGTGCAGGTCGTCCAGCGTCATGTTGCGTGATTGCTTCTCATACCATGCTGCGTCACGCAAGGGGTGAACATGCCAGGGCAGGAAGATCGCTTTGAAGCTGTTCTCGCCTTGTGCCGCGCCTCTGTACAATTGCTTAAAGTATGAGTTGGGCTTCTTTTTATCGGCACGACTAATCAGCGCCAACTTCCCTCCAGCGTTGACGGTAGGTTCAACTCGTCCGAGTAGCTCTTTCAAGTCCGGCACAAGATCAGCTTCGTCAATGAAGGCAAACGTGGCACTGTAAGAATCCCCTGCATTACTTGGGAAGGCACGAATGCCAGACAGATTGGTCAGCCGGAAATGGGTGATGTCGTCCTTGATAATCCCACGCGCTTGCAGGAATTCGGGGAGGTGCGTGTACATGCCGCGCAGACGCTCATTGCTAATGAGGTACATAGCTTCGTCCTCGCGCTTGCTAAAGACAAGGCACTCAGCAATCGGACGAAACAGCATAAGCCATAGGGCATACGCCATCAGAATCCATGTGAGTCCCATTTGCCGCGCCTTCAACCCGATAAACTCTTTCGCGGCGTGCAGGGTATCTACCACGTGACGCTGGAAGCCCCACAGCAAAAAGGGAATCCAGCTTTTAGCGACGGGATCATAGATTTTGATATAAGTGGTTATGAAATATGCCGGGGAGAGGGCGCACTTCTTCACTTCCATAAGTTCATTTTCCGTCACGTTGCGCCTTCTCCCATGCTTCGAGTTGCGCGAGTACGGCGGCGAGGTCGTCAATCTTGGTTTCAATCTCAATCGGCTTGCCGTCGTTGCCCGTGATCTGATTCTGGGTCACGCGCTCCGGCAGCCCTACCGCCCGTCTACCCTGCTGACTAATGTCATTACGCCAACGGCTGATCTTCTCCCAGTCGCTCGTGTTCAATTCCATGAGCTTGACCTTTGTCCCGTCGTCCAGCGTTTCGGTATGGGTGCGCTTGTGCAACTTGGTTTTCTCAACGAACTCGCGCCACTTGCGAAGCTGTAACTCATAGTCGCTGGTCTCGTTCTCAAGAATCTCGTCTCGCCGTTTCTTGAGCAGCGCTTCACGATCTTTAAGAGCAGCCTCTGCCTGTGCTTTGTCGTAGTCGCGCACCCGTTCAACCCAGTTGTATTTACGCGACCAACGACTAATGAGCGCGGTACTTTTGCCTAACTTATTTGCTACCGACTCATGAGAGCGATTCACGCCCATATCGCGGTAAAGACCGAAGGCTTCAAAGGATTTATCGGTGTCAGTGGACTGCCATTCCCAACTGTTACTCACGGGAGGTCTTTCTATTGCGTGACGACGTTATTGTTGTCAGTGTAGCCGTGCGAGGAAGGCAATTTGTACAAACACAAAGCGACGCGGAGGGGGAAGGCGCGTCGCTTTGTGTCGTCATTGGAGACTTCTTAACAGTAGCGCAAATGGTGAGGTTACTTGTGCAACGTGGTAAGCGCGACAAACTCTACAGTCCCCACAATCTCATTCTCTTTGGCAACAAGCCGGCGCTTGCCCATCAGTTGGTGCAGGGTCGCGTTAATGAACTGAATCGGCTGCTGCCAGAACAAATCTACTCCCTGCTCGGCAATGGCGTTAAGCGCATGTGTAGGTGATCCCGACTGACTTTGTGCGGCGAAACTCAGCAACTCCTCTTTATGCGTCACAAGTTTCTTGCGCCGCTTGCTGGCACTTTGAAGAGCGTTAGCGTAGTCCGATTGCAAGCCGTCTTAAGCCGCCGCTTGCAACATAATAAGGTTGCTAATTTCCTTACTCAATTTTTCCAGTTTGCCTTCGGCTTCGGCGATCTCTTTATCATAATCGCGCACGTCACTTACGCCCAGAAATGCGCTCAAGTCACGGCTCAAGATCAATGTTCGCAGCGCCTTGTCGAGGTATTGGTAGATAGTCTTGATATTAATTGTGGTGTTGTTATTGCATTGGCGGGTGCTCGTCGGGCTAGTGTAAGCAGAGCAACTCAGGGTGACGTAGTTGAGATCGTTATCCCTAGTAGTCATGTGGTAGCCGCACTGGTAGCAGACGATCAGTCCAGCAAACCCATGTCGCGGCTGCGCGGGGCGGTGGCTGCCACGAGTTTGCTCTCGCCGTGACATTTCCGCTTTCACCCGTTCGGCAAGGTCGCCCTCGTACACACTTGGCACCACGTTATAGTTCACTTGCACCTTGTCAGGAATAGGATTTCCAGCTTCACGCACCCACGGACCCCGTTCGCGGTGCTTATAATGACGCGCCATGTGTCCCCAAAACACAGGACTACTCAATAAACGCCAGTAGTATTTCGGTTGGTAGGGTTCGTTGAGAGCGTTGGCATAGCCATACTGGTCGAACATGGCTTGTTCAATTTTCCCGTAAGGCATTCCCGACAGCACTAACTCGGCAAGGTGCTGAAACTCCTGTATACGCTGAGGATTGACGACCACTTGCGAAACCTTGCCTGCCGTATCACGCAGTACCTGGTGGGAATCCGGCACACTGGCACTGGACGGAAGCCCACGTTGAAACAGCTTGTTCATGCCCTCCTGATTGCGTCGGCGCATTTCAGTCATTTCGCTCTGCACACGAAAGCCGTCCAGTGCCGACCAGCCGACATAGGTTTGCTTGTCGACCCAACCCGACGAAAATGTGTAGATTCGCGCTTCCGCTTCGACAATGGTACGCGCCGTGACATAAGCATGAAGCGCCTGAGTACGGGCGAAGCGGCTGCCGTCACGCACGACCAACACGTCGAAGTCCTTCGCAAGCCAGTGCGCTTCCAATTTCGTAAAGGCGAAAATGCCGGCGCGTTCCATGTCGCGCTTCGCGTCGTGAAAGTCTATGTAATCCCGTGAATGTCCCGGCACGACGAGGGTATCTACCAATGTCCACCCGTTGCTCTGGATCAGGGCAAGGTTGTTTTCGTGCTGCTTTGGGAGGCTGTCTTTGTCCTCATGGGTCTGCGAAACCGTGCTGACCGATTCCCAAGATATGGCGCGTAAGGTCATGGGCTAATTCCTTCATCCATGAGACATTGCTGGAACGGTGCATCAAGCGTAGGGGAAGCGTTGTGACAAGCCGTGATCTTATCGGGCATAATAGTCATGGCATTAACTGACCACTCGTAACACGTCGTGTTTTGTGGGTCAGCTTGAAAACAATACAACGTCAACCTGCCAACGATTGCGCCCTGCTCACGCGCCGGACGAAGCACGGTAATGTCATACGCGATATAGGCAGCAATGAACACAAGCACGATCACAACCCCTGTCACAATAGCAGTCATGAGTGGCGAACGGCGCGGCTTACCCGACTTAGGTTTTGGTTTTGTCATATATTAAAACCTCACACAAACTAAGTTCTAACGGTCAAAAGCAATCAGAACACTCATTCCATAGAAATTTTGTGCTACTATCTATCTATTACGAATCACTTGGAGTTATTATGAGTAAGGTTGAAGGGTATCCGACGATTGAGGAACAGATATTCTTAGCGCGATACAGGCGGTATCCGCGCTGGAAGAAGAAGGTGGTCGTGTGGCTGCTATCCGTTCCCGTCCTTCGGCTCGTCACCTTGCGGCTGATTAAACTTTAGCATGGCAAGCCTCACTAACTCCGTAACATTTTTACCTTGATAAGCACGTAAAGCGAGCAGCTCGTCTTGTGGCAAACTGTCTACTGAAATAACACCCGTAAAATCGTCGCTGCGCCCCAGCAGGTAATCGGCACTTATATCCAGCACGTCGCAGAGTTTGGCAATAATATCGTAGGGTGGTGAAGCGTCGTCAGCCTCCCAACGAACGATAGAACTTTTATGAACGTCGAGCCTGTCTGCCAGCTTTTGCTGTGACAAATTGGTTCGATTGCGTGCCGCTTTCAAACGATCTCCGAAACTGCTCATACCCGTTGTACTCCCATACCTCCATTTTAACAAATTTGTGGTTGCTTTTTTGGTATCACTTGTGATAATATAGATATTGTCACTTGTGACTACATTACCCAAAGGAGTGTTCATGCCTGTACCGTCCAAAATCCGCGACCTTGCTGACGCGAAAGGAATTCCAGAAGTGGAGTTTGTTTCGCAGATTGTTGAAGAAGAACAAGGGAACGTGGCGCGTGCCTCTCGTCGGCTAAACGTAACACGCGCCGCGCTCGAAAAATTTATGTCGCGCCATCGCCTCGCTGTGATCGCAAAGGTGATTCGCTTGACACCCGAATTGTATCCGCAAAAAAGCGTTGTGAGCGAAAGGATTGCAAATCCGCAATGAATCTATCGCCAATTGACTCGAAAGAAACTTGGAAGGCTGTCGTTGGATACGAACGCTTATATGAAGTCAGTGATCTGGGGAATGTTGTTCGCATAAAGAGGAACGACAACCGACAGCTTACTCCCCGAGACAACGTAGGGTACTACGCAGTCGCTCTTTGCAAAGACGGCAAAGGAAAAAGCTTTCTTATCCACAGATTAGTAGCTTTAGCGTTTCTCCCTATGCCAGATCAACAAATGGTCGTGAATCACAAAAACGGCATAAAGACCGACAACCGTCTCTGTAATCTTGAGTGGACGACTCAAAAAGCCAATATTCGACACGCGATTGAAACGCTTGGAAGAGTGTTTGGCACAAACCGACCACGTGCTGAACAAATGTCTCGTGGCGAAAGCAGTGGTCGTAACAAGCTAACCGAAACCCAGATAGTTCAAATTCGGGAAATGGCAGCTAACGGCTACTCACAGCGAAATATAGCCAAAACTTTCACAGTAACTCAGGCATGTATCTACGACATCCTCAATCGTCACACATGGAGGCATGTATGAATATTTGCCACGCTATTTTGAAAAAGTTCGCGCAATCCTTCGCATGGGTCATTGTCGCGCTCCTGTTAGGAGTGTGGCTCATGGTCGAACGGTTGCGTCGTAATCGTAATCGCTACCGTGCGAAACGGGCAGTGGAAGAGCAGGTTCGTCAGCTCTTGAAAGAGACACGCAATGGCTAAAGCACGAGACCCATACACGCTGCGCCCTGTTGCAGGGTATCTGCAAGACGGCGCAGAGACGACCCAAGACTATGTTGAGGAAGGGATTGCAAAGATTACATCGTCATTGGCTGACGACGGGATTATTGATCCCTCCGAAGCTGGTCAAATTCTCTCGATATTTTTGAGGGCTAACAAAAGCAACAACACGGTCTTATCCGTTGCAACGCTCTTACACAACGGCGGTCTAGACCTCGCTCTCGCAGAAGTAGATCGGCAGCAAGCGCGTCGTCGAGGGGGACTATGACGAGCGACGAGCTAGACCAATTGTTTCCTGACCGTCAGCAGATCGCTGACCGCTTGGGACTGCACCCTGAGCTATGCGCGTCGTTTGCGCCGATTTGCTCACCCGGCAGCCTCACCCAACACCAACTACCTGCTCTCTTTCCGAACGCTCAGTTGTTCGGAATGGCACTCAACAAACTATGGAGAACGACTCATGCCTATTAACGGCTTAACGCAACACCACACGTCTGGCAGTGGCTTGGCGCGGCTCGGTGTCCTGCACAAAGGTGCAGTACGCAGCGACGCGGACAAGGCAAACAACAAGCCCGGCAAAGACCTCGACTATTTCCGTATGCAGTTCGCGCCGGAGTGGCAGCACCTACAACCGGCTTGGGAAGCCCTATATGGCACTCAACCCAAGACCATTACCAACGCCTTCCTCATGACAGGCAATGCGGACGCGGCGCTCGATTCGTGGCTAGAGCAATGGGGCGCTTCTGGATTGATTCACCGTTGCGACGGACATACCCAGCGTGATTGGTTCAATGCCGAGAAGGGCAAAGTTGAACGCAACTCCTCCAAACCCTGCGAACAGCCCTCTTGCCAATGCAAGAAGATTGGTCGGATCAATCTGTTTCTGCCGGAGTTCGTTGCCCAGACAGGGGCGCTTGGCTATGTTGCCCTGCACACCCATTCCGTGCTGGACATTAAGCATTTGTACAGTTTGCTATCCGATCTAGAAAACCTATACGGCACGTTAATTCGTGTGCCGTTTGTCGTATCGCGCCGTCCTCAATCCGTTGAAATTCCAGAAGTGAAGCAGGGCAAGCCGACAGGCAAGCGCATGAAGATCGTGAAAAGCCTCATTCATATTCAGTCAGACCCGACCTTTACCCAACAGCAGATCGCGCCGCGCCTCATGGCGGTTGCTAACGCCTTGCCTGCCAATGTCAACCCGGCAACCGGAGAGGTTATCGCAGTGCGTCCGGCACTCCCTGCAACCACGCAATCTGCCGGTTGGTCGAGGATCGAAGCAATCGCTTGGGTAGACGCAGTTACCAAACAGTATCCCGATCTTACAAATGACAACCTGAAAACAATGTTAGGAGTCAGGTTGTTTACCGAGTGGCAGGGAACGGCTGAACAAGCAACGCAAGCGGTTAATGCTTGGATTGAAGAAGCAGAGGCAGCCGCCGAAGAAGAGCCGGAGATTGAATACTAATGGGCATACACCGTCGCGCTGCCAAGAGGGACGCAAACGAAACGCCGATTATCGCTGCCCTCAAAGCGGCGGGGGCGACGGTGTATCAACTGTCTGCAACTGGAGTGCCAGATTTACTTGTGTGCTACTACGACAAAGAAAAGGGCGAGTACGACACGGCACTGATAGAGGTGAAGGACGGCTACAACACGCTGACCGAAGCCCAACAAGAATTTATGAAAACGTGGAAAGACGACAACGTCCACCTTGCTTACACCATTGAAGAGGCTTTGAAAGCCATAGGAGCTATCTCATGATTCCAGATTTTGTACAGACCGCCCCCACCTTTTATACCAACACCCAAACGGGTGAGGTGATTAGCACCGAAGAACACGACCTGCGCGAATTAGGCAAGCAGGTCAAGGAACGCGGCGCATTGCTTGAGTTGAAGAAAGCCGACCTCGCCGAGCAGCGCCTCGCCGTTGACGCGCTCATTCGCGCTCATTTTCCTAACTTGCGTCAGCAGGAGCAGGAGGTCGCCGAACTAGAAGAAGAGTTTTTGAACGACATACACACTATGCGTCAGCTTGCCCTCTTCCTACACGAAGATCAGGGCAGCAAGTCCTTCTTGAGTGGGGCGCTCACGGTTGCCCTGTATGACCGCACCACGAGCTACAACGAAGCCGAAGCGTTGGCATGGTGCGAGGAGATGCGTCCCGACCTGATTAAGCGCAGCGCCGACAAAAAGAAGCTGGAACTACTGGCAAAGACAGGCGCTATGCCAAGCGAAGTCATTGTCGTGGAGAAGGTCGCCGAGACGCGCTTCACGTTTTCTAAGCTGGAGGGCTAACGTGAAAATCCCTAACAGAGATTTGCGTTACAACGTTGCCGCTATGCAGAAAAAGCGAAACGACAATGTGGAAGACCGTACCCTGCTCCAGCAGCAGGAACAAACCATGTTGGCAACTCGTGCTGAACTCGACGCAGCTATTGCCAAGATTCAGCGTGACATCCGTATCTGCGATCACGCCATTAGCGATCTCGACAGCGACATTAAACAGGGCGTGACCAAGCTCATGCTCAACGAATCCCACGACATGGAGCTATGGAGTCGCTATGCAACTACTGATTAGTCGTATTCGCACGGACGGCGGGACGCAGCCGCGTTCGCTGATAGACGAGCAGGTGGTTGCCGACTATGCCGAAGACATGGCAAAGGGCGATACCTTCCCGGCAGTTGATCTGACCTATGACGGGGAGAGCTATTGGCTGACGGACGGCTACCACCGTATCGCGGCTGCCAAGTCGTTGGGGTTAGCAGAGTTTGCCGTCACCGTGACACAAGGCACTCAGCGCGACGCGGTGCTGTCCAGCGTAGGCGCAAACCATGAACACGGCTTGCGTCGTACCAACACCGATAAGCGCCGTGTGGTCGAGCGTCTGTTTGCGGACAGCGAGTGGTCGGGCTTTAGCGACAGCGAGATCGCCCGACGCTGCCGGGTGACGCAGCAATTCGTGTCGAAGCTAAGGTCACTTACAACAGTTGTAAGTGAGAATGAGCAACGCACTTACACGAATAAGCATGGTCAGGAAACAACCATGCAGACGGGCAAGATCGGCAAGTCACGGCTCAAGAATTACCAGAAGCGCACCAGCGACAACGACGCAAGCCGTCCGATACCGACAAAACCCTTGCTTGATCTGGACGCGCCGATTTATCTACACGACGCGATAAGCGCAGGCAAGATCGGCGTGGTCAAGGCGATTGCAGTTTGGGATGCGCTCCGTAACGTGACAGAACATGTCCGTTATGCGTGTATACAAAACGAAGTCTTGGACGCGCAGGCGGTCTTGCTGTTTGATCGCAAGAGCCACACGGAAACGGCACAAGCTGCCCTTGCCAGTGGCTACCTGCAAACAGGTGACGAAGAGGACGCGCTGCCCCTGTCCGAAGCTACAGCGTGGGACATTCAGGGGTTGCTAAGGACAGCCGAGCAGGAACACCGTCGCGCCGGCATTGATCTGAAAATTGCCGCACAACTGGCACAAATTCAGACTGCGCCCAGTGAGGTGTACAGCGTGATCTACGCTGACCCGCCCTGGCAATATGACAATCAGGGTCACTATGGCGCGAGCGAACGCCACTACCCCACGCTGCCGACTGACAAGATCGCCTCGCTGCTAACCGATATTGATCTGGTCGTGGCAGACAACGCCGTGCTATTCCTCTGGGCAACCAATCCTTTGCTGCTTGACGCGCTGCATGTGCTAAAGGCATGGGGCTTTAACTACAAGACCAATCTTGTATGGGATAAGCGTGTGCCGACGTTAGGGCTTGGCGTGTATGCGAAGGGTCAGCATGAGCTATTGCTGATTGCGACGCGCGGCAGCTTCCGACCCAACTTCATGTATCCCTCTGTCATTTGCGAAGAGAAGACTACGCACAGCACGAAGCCCTCGCGCCTGTACGCCATGATCGAAGCCATGTACCCGGCACAACGGTATATGGAGTTGTTCGCCCGTCACCCCGAATCCCGCGAGAGTTGGTCATTTTGGGGCGCAGAACTGGAGCGTGCCTCATGACACTCTTTAGCGAGAATCTGCGCGTCATGGGGCGCGAGGGCGAAAAGCAAGCCATGTCCTTATGTATGGCACTGGGCATGAGCGTTGTGGATGTCACGGAAAATACCGCATGGCAAGCCAAAGAAGTGGACTTGCTTACGCGGCACAAGGGACAGACCTTTCATGTCGAGGTCAAAACAGATCGCTATATCTCGAAGACCAAGAACTTCAACTTTGAGTTACTGCGCCTCTATCACCTCGACAGCAATCAGCGCATGGGTTGGTCGCACTTTAGCCACGCCCAAACGTTCATGGTCTGGGACACGATCAACACCATGTATGTGTTTATGGTCGGGGACTTGCGCCGCACCAAAGACCGCTTTATGCAGGCGACCCGTCCCAACAATAACGCCCTCCGCATGGTGGTGTCCGACGATCACTGCACCACGATTAACCTGCTCATTCCCCTTGCCGAGTTGGACTATCAGTTGTGGGTATGGGATGCAGGCAATTGGGTGAAGGGGGTGCGCTAATGTCCATTAAAGCCATTACATGGGTCTGGGAACACAGCCCTTACAAGGGAACGCAATTGCTTATTCACCTTTCATTGGCGGACATTGCCGACGAGGAAGGACAAACCGTCGTCAATTACGAATGGCTTGCAGATCGTGCAAGGTGCAGTGAATTGGAAGTTGTTTACACCCTGCACCTGATGCGTGACAACAAGGACATTGCAATCTCGGAAAAAGCTGTGACGTTGACAAGCTATCTGGAGAGTAATCCACTCCAGCCGATTGCAAACCGCAAGAAAAAGTACAAGTCAGTTATCCACAAGGCACCGACTATCGCCGCTCGTGATAACGGTTGGCAGTGCTTCTACTGCCACGTCGCACTCATTCCTTATGGGATTGCTCCTGACGATCCGGCATACCCACGCGATAGATACTCGCCGTGTGAAGTTGACCATCGTTTCCCCAAAAGCAGAGGTGGCAGCGACCATTTAGACAATTTGGTTTTAGCTTGCAACACCTGCAACGCTCGTAAAGGGGCAAAGTCCGATACGGAGTTTCTCTTGTGGTTAAGTGAGCGCGGCGAACTGGCAGTCATGGAAAGGATTCGCTATGAGTGAACGTATCCGCCGCGCTACTCACGGCAAGCAGAATCCCTACTTCCTGTTCTCACGGGATACTGCCCAAGATCGTACCCTTTCGTTTGAAGCGCGAGGCATGTTGGCATACCTTCTCAGCAAGCCTGACGACTGGGCGGCTGACGTGCGAGATTTACAGCAGGAATGCGGACGCGATAAGGTTTACAAAGTCCTGCGCGAACTTGTTGAACACGGCTATATCACTGATCGGGTGCGTACTCGTAGCAAGGAAGGAACATGGCAATACAGCGATTACATAGTACATGAAACTCCCTGCGAATCCACGCCGCTTCCTGAAAAACCGTATACGGACGCACCGTATACGGAAAACAAGGAAATAAAAGCACTTAATACAGAGGGACAAACTTCAGATTACAAAATAAAGATTGTGTCTGCGTCTGACGACGCGCCACCGTCTTTTGAAAAATCTGTGAGACCTCGCTCTGAAAAGCAACAAGCGCGTGACGCTCAATGGGAAGCCCTTAAAGCTGCCATGAAGTGGGAGACCGTCGCCAAGACTGACGAAAAGCGGTTCGGGCAGGTTGTCACTGGATTGTCCGTGCTCACCCCGGCACAGATCGAGCGGTACGTCGAGTGGGTACGCGGACTTGCTGCCTCACAGCGTTGGACGTTTAGCCTCAATGCGCTCATGGGTACAGGGCGTGTGTCGCAATTCCTGAGCCAGCTTCCCAAAGCAGTTCCGTCCGCACCCCCTCAATCTACAACCGACTGGGATAGCAGGGGCTTGGATAAGTGGGGCGATCCCAAAAGCCCTTACTACGACCTGCCTACATGGTCACGCGAAAAGAAAAAGCTAAAAGAGCAGGAGGCAAGCCGTGTCCAGTCCGCTTAAGAAGTTGGTCAACAACGACGAAACCGCCGCGTTCATTCGCAAAATTCAGGCGAGCTTCGACGCGCAAAACGCCAAGCGTCCTATGCTGGTCACGTTTGAAGAGCCAGCACCGATATGTCCGGTCTGCTCCAACATGGGCGTGGTATCGCACCGCGCACCGCTTGGGCATAGGGACTTCGGCAAGTTGTTCCCATGCCCTCATGAGAATTGTCCGACACGTTATGACTGGCAGAAACGCCGAGCGTACAAGCTCATGAATGAGACCGAGATACCCGCCGCGTATGTGGATTTGAACCTCGAAGCCTTCTTGGACATGAACCCGTCCGTGCTGAAGGGCAAGTACCTGGCGTGGGGATTGTGCGCGGCAATGGTCTTTTATCACGGTGCGACGGAAGGTTTCACGCTGCGCCATGCGGCAGAACTCACGGGCAAACTCAATCCAGAGAAATATAACGACACCCTGCCGCGTCGCTCGTTGGTTTTGTCTGGCACGTATGGACTGGGCAAGACAACGCTCGCTTGCGGCACGGTAAAGGCATTGGCAGCCGCGAATATCCCCGTGTTGTACATACGGCTCGACGATCTGTTTACCGACATTCAGCACCGTTATGGCGAGATTGGCAGCGACGAAGACCGCGCCGAGCAGCGCCTACGCCGTGTGTCTCTCATGCCCGTGTTGGTGCTGGACGAGTGCAATGTCTCGACCATAAGCGACGACAAGCAGCGCATTTTTGAGAGCATTGTCCGTTACCGCGCCGGCAACCGACTGCCCACGCTGTACACAACCAACTTAACCCATGAAGAGTTTCGGCGCACATGGGGGCAGCGCATTGCTGATCCCTTATTTGCCGACGCGCACTATATCGAGCTACAGGGCGAACGCCTCCGCGCGAACGCCAATGTTGCACAGGAGTGGTAAATGACATCTTGGGGCTTTAGCCCGTCGCAAGCCCCGTGACTTTAGTCGTGGGGTTAGACGCTTTTAGGCTTTAGCCGTATTGCAATATAGTTGATTTTGCTGCATAAATAACCACATTGAATTATGTGGACAGGTATTTGAGAATTTCAGCCTATCCACACGATGGGTAGATTGCGATTGCGGATTGTCTCTTGACAGAGATCATAATGCCGCCATTAACATTTTGAAA